AGAGAATCTCTTTCTTTTCCTCAGACTATTTAGATAAAAAGAATATTGCATATCTTTATCCAGGTGATTATGCTTATTCATTTCATTAGCAAACATCACACAGTCCAAGTGTCCAGACAGACAACGATTGACAATGTATGGGGGATAAGAACTGATACTGTCAGATAAATCCTCCTTAGTGAAGTTAATTGAGTTCAGCCAGTCCTTCAGTTCCATAGTTAAAAAGTAAAAGTTCTTTGCGTTCTTTTTGCTCACGCATATATTCACCAACCGAACGCATGGTGTAGGTTAGATCAAATTCACTTGCATTCCATCCATCAAATCGTTCCCTGACCAGATTGGAAGAGTTGTAGGATACCAGTTGGTTACAAATATATCTATCACAATCGGAAGCAAACTCATCATGGTTAAATTCATTGTGCATATTCCCCTTGTTTCCATAAAGATTATCTTTGATATCATATGGAGGATCTAGATACATGAACACATCTTTGCGATCCGTAAGAAGTTTTTTATACGATCCTTTAGTAATCCTCCACTTCTCAATTATTTTAGCGTATCCTGGAAGTTTTTGGATTCCTCGCATTGAGAAGTTGGCGACACTTGCTTGTTTACTGAAGGACGAGGATTCAGTGAGACCAGAAAAAGAGCACTTGTTAATAACGTAGAAAGCACAAGCGCGATATAAAGGGGATATGGTAGGGTCATTTACAAGTTCCTTTGATTCCAAAAATAATTTTTTTGCAGGATATTCATAACCTAGTTCTTGTGGACCGTAAACTGGATTTGGGTGTTTAGATTTTAAATAACATAGACTTTCATATAAAGCGTCACTTTCATCCTGTAGAACTCTCCAGAAGTTATAGAGAGGTTCATACAGATCATTGACCCAGATATCAAGATGTGGATACTTCTTTGTAATATGAATCGCTACGCTACCACCACCAAGGAATGGTTCGCGATACTCCTTATAATCACGGAGGTCTGGAATATATACATCCATTTTGGTGCAAGCACGAGACTTACCACCAGGATAACGAAGAGGAGTTTTCAGTGCTTTCATTAATAAAATCTAGGTTCTTTATCACGTTTTGAGTGGAGAAGCACTCCATCTACTTTATTAAGTAGTTCCTGCATGTCCTGATGCAGGATACGATATCCAGTGCCAACATACAGTTGACCTAAGACAACCGACACGGTGGCAGTGCCCCAGAAGATGTAGTACCACCTGGATTTAACTTGTGCTCTAATTTTAGGTTTCATTTGAATTCACACTCCACCATGATTTCTGTTAAACATGCAAGCATATTTATTTCCTGATCCGCAACGAACGCCATTTGATACTGATACTTAGCAAGAACAAGAACAGCAGCAGGAATACTACTCGGAACCAAGGAATCAGTACAAGCATCGTAAATGCGACGCAGAAGTAGATTAGTATCGTTGTCCAGGTTATTGACGATCCATTTACGTACTTCGGGATAATCCTTCTCTTTAAGTCTCTTAACGAGGTCATTGACCTTAACATCAGAGAACGTAGCGAGGATACCTGCATCAATCTTACCTCCAGCAGAATAGCGTTGACATTCGTTTAAAACACGACGCCAATCTGGGAAGTGTTTGTTGATTAGTTCTACCAGGACCTTGTTATCATATTCAACACCTTCTGTATCCAAGATTTGTTGGATTCGTTTGAAGAAGGCGGCGGCGATGGCGGGTTTTTGCTTTCCCCCAATTCCGAATTCAACCACTGTGCAACGGGAATGAAGTGGTTCGAGGATTTTGTTTTTGAAGTTGCAGGTAAAGATGAATCTGCAGTTGCCATGAAACTCCTCAATAAACGCCCTAAGGAGGAGTTGTACGTCGTTTGTTGTGTTATCAGCTTCGTCGATGATGATGACTTTGTGTCGAGCAGTTGACGAAAGTGATACGGTCGAAGCGAAGTTTTTTGCAGTATTTCTGACCGTATCAAGGAAGCGTCCCTCATCCGATCCATTGATGACATAGTAATCTACCCCCAGTTCGTTACAGAGTGCTTTAGCTACAGTTGTTTTACCACATCCTGCAGGACCAGCGAGCAGCATGTTGGGTATCTCCCCTTTATCTAGGAAGTTTTGAAATGTCTTTTTAGTATTGTCAGGAAGTATACACTCTTCAATAGTCTTAGGGCGATATTTCTCTACCCAAAGAAACTCATTGTTCATAATCAAATCCAATCAGGTTTACGCTCAGGTTTGCGGAGGTAGTTGTCCTTTACCCAAGGTTTAGACGCAATGTACATTTTGTAGGCAGTGAATGTATCAATGCTGTCATCATATTTAAATTCGTCAGGCATAGCACGAGAGAAGTTGTCTGCTTGTGAATGACAAACGATTGCCAAGTCTGTTTTGCGTTGAAATATTTTCTTCGCTTCAAACAAAGTCTTAGCACATGTGTGTATCTTACCATATCTTTGGTGATACTCAAACGCCAAAGCGCAACCATGCTGAATCAACCAAGCGGTGTTATACAGCGTGCTTGCTGCCCACTTGGTTGAAGGATGGTTACGAAATGCGCCCTTCTTAGTTGAATAAGGGGTGCCATCAGACTTAGGCAGTGTTCCCCAGTTGTAATACCATTTAGAGTAAATGATAGAAAGCATTTGACAAGACTCCAAAGGCATCTTGACAATGTGCTTGTCAGGTAGGACCATTGCCGAGTTATGTGGGCATTGATCCGTAGCAAAGATGTTCATTCCAAAGGTCGTTTAAAGGATTCACTTGAAGAACTAGTTGCACCCATTGCATCATACATGTATCTAAAACCAGACTTTGGATTAGTGTGGTCTCCACATGTAAACACATCACAGACTGCCATGCCTTTCTCTGGCCAAGTATGAATACTAATGTGACTCTCGGCAAGGAGAGCAACAGCAGTTACACCTTGAGGTTGAAACTTATGGGACTGAATGCCTAGCAGAGTGCTCTCTGATAGTGTAGCAGCATTTGCAAGGACATTGCGAATGTGTGCTTCATCATCCAATAACCCAAAAGGACAACCCCTTAGAGTAAAGAGAATGTGTCTCATCCGAAGGTAGAATCAGGTTCCAGAGCAATATAATAAGTCAGGTCATGGTTCTTGCTGGTAAAGCGGGACAGAAGTTTTTGTGACACAACAACCTCATAAGTTCCAGGAAGGATCTTGATGTTCTCAACCTTGAAGTTAAACGAGAACTCTTTGTCAGTCTCACCAACCACAACAGAGAAATCGTTAGAAGTATCGTTCTTCTTATCACGAACAACCAGTTTAACCACACCTGCCTCACCAACAGCGGAGAGATCGGGCAGTTGATAAACAGCAGATGCTTTCAGCAGTTTATCAAGTTGCTCAGTGCTGAGTTCAAACTCAACATCTTCAGTAGGAAGATTGATGGGTTTATCAGGAGGAGTGACGATTACATTCGGGTCTGCAAAGAAATACTTGGAGCGAGACCGACCTTCACGAATGACAACGTAACCATCATTGGCAAAGTCAAGTTCAGGGCTAGAGTGAAGACTCAGACCATTGAGGAACTGATTGAGATCATAGATCCCAAAGTCCTTCATGAACTCTTCGTTGACAGTTGCTTCAGCAAGAATGTTCTTCATCACACTGATAGTGCGAAGTTTGCTACCCTCTTTGAACAGGATGGACTGATTGATAGAAGAGAAGTTCTTCAGGACAGAAATAGTTTTATCAGAAAGTTTCATAGGGTTGCGGATTTTCATCACTGAGGGTAGGTTTCACGTTTTGCATTCTTGTCGTTGAAATGCATCAGAAGCACAGCATAGTGCAGAATCTTCAGAATGTCACGACGTGCAGTGCCTTTCTTATCATAACGAGAGGCATACTTGAGGATGTTGCTGCGGCAGAAGGATTCACCATCACCACATGCTTCAATCAGATCAAGTGTTTGAATAGCATCATCACCAGCAGAATAATGCTGATTGTATGTACCAGAAATATAATCTTTCAGTTCTTCGAGAATAACATCTTCACTATATTTGTATCGATTTGGATCTTTGTTGCTCATATCAAGGTCAAAAGAAAGCGTATCATTACCACTGTAACCATAGAGAGACAGAGTGTCTGTCGCTTCTGCAGCACCAAATGTGGTAGTGGAACTAAAACTGATGGTGTCAGAACTAGCAGCACCGGGGTTACCTGTCAGACTGAAACCATCTTCATACCAATAGTCTTGATTAGACATGTTCATTTCATCAAATAGAAAGGACCAAGAGTTTCCCATATTATATCAGGATGCAACCTCCTCGTCAACGGGCATTTCAAAGTCAGCATCCACCTTATCATACAGTTCCAGGAATGCTTGCTTGGTTTCATCATCGAAACGGTTGATGCAAACCTGAATCGCCTTTGCCTTATCTGCAAAGATGCTGTATGCCTTCACAATATGAACAAGGCGACGAGTGCTGATGATATCCTCAATACCACCATCATAGAAGGTCTTGCGGATGATGTCTGCCCAGTCAGCAAGACGCTTACAGAAATCAGTATCACTACAGATCTTGTTCAAGATCTTCTGCTCAACAGCAACAGAAGGATACTCCTGCTCAAAGGTTACAGGGAACCGCTCAAGGAATGCTTCGTTGAGCACGTTAGTTCCAATGAATCGCCCATCGTCAGATCCTTTGCCTTTGGTATTGGCAGTTGCGAATACGTTGAAACCTTCTGTGGGGGCAACCCACTTGCCAATCTTCTTGAGGAAAACTCCTTTCCCTTCAAGAATAGATTGAAGACAGAGGATTTTGTTTGAGGCGAGGTCGATCTCGTCAAGGAGCAGCACAGCACCCCGTTGCAAGGCTTCAATAACGGGTCCGTTGTGCCAAACGGTCTCTCCGTTAACAAGACGGAAACCACCAATAAGATCGTCCTCATCGGTTTCTACCGTGATGTTGACTCGGATGAGTTCCCGTCCGAGTTGGGCACACGCTTGTTCGACAGAAAACGTTTTGCCATTGCCCGAGAGACCCGTGATAAACGTAGGGTAAAATAGGCGGGACTTAATAATCTTTTTAACATCACCAAAATTGCCAAACTGGACGAAGGAATCATCTTTCTGAGGAGTGAGGTTTTGTTCGATTGCAGGAAGAGCAGCAGGTGCTTGGAAGGATTGCTCCAGTTTTTCTTTGACAGTCAGGTTCCACTTACCACGACCAACTTTATAATCAGTCAGTTTGTTGGTGATGGTCTGATAGTTAAAGTCATTTATCTGACAGAATGCTTTGACCTCAGCAGAACTCACGGACTCACCGTAAGATTCACGGAGACATTCAATGATGCTTTCTTTGGACAGACCCATTTGTTTTGTTTAACTGAAGTTATTATAGAGCAGAAAGGGGGCGTTTCGCCCCCTAGTAGACAGTTAATCAAGTGTCCTCTGCTGATAGTAGTTTTCGGAGATTATCTTTGCTTTATATCCAGGATAGTATTTTTCAACCATCACACCAACCCCCATGGCAGTGATCGCACTATTGACCACCACCAGGACTTCCTTAGTATCCTCAAGGACAATGTGCTTCAGTTTCATACCACCAGAGAAATAAACTCACCCAGAACTTTTTTATTTAGTTTTTTGACTCGCAGAGACTTGACAAATGCAGACTTGATCTGTGCCTTAGTCGCATCATCTTTAACATCAAACTCAGAGTCTTGAGCGAGAGCATTGGCAGAAATACCGAAGTATGCATCATACCCAGAACTCTTGATACAGAAACTCTTAGTCTTCAACCAATCCACCTGACACTTTTCAGTGTCCTTGTAGAGACGCATGAAAGAGCGAGCATCACGAGGACTCAAGACACGAATACCAATGAAGTTGACTGTAGGAAAGTTATCCTTCAGGTTCGTAATCATCGTATCGACAAAATCATTATATCGATATTCGATTTTATATGTGGTGCCCAACTTACGATCACGGAGAATAGTGCGATCAGGATCAATGCGTCGTTTAGCATAAAAAGGAGCGTCATAATATTTGCTTTCCATCCATTTATTGTATTGGAGAGGACATGCCTCACCATCGGTCAACACAACACATTGCACCTTCTGAAGTTTGTTCTCATGCTGGAACTTAGGCAGGATCTGATGTAGACATACCAGAGACTCATTCAGAGGGGTGCCAGAGAGCGACAGACGCATTGGCCAAGAGTATTGTCCACTATACCGATTAGAGAAGGCATATGCAATCCTCCAGATATTCTTCATCTGCTGTTCCAACTCCTTACCCGATACTTTGCTGGTAAAGAAGTTCATTAGACTGAAATCACTATCAACATGCAGCATGTGCTCACCCTCCTCATAACATGGAGTTTGATCACTATTAATAACTCTCCCATATTCATCAAAATCGCGACGACCTTTCCATTCGTTGGTAAAGCCATAGACCTCAAAAGGAATGTTTACTTTTTTGCAAAACCACAGCAGATTGTAGAGTTGCTTACAAGTATCCAACATCACATTTTGCATCGAACCAGACCAATCAAGAACAAAGATCAATCCATGATTCTTACCATCAGGAAGAACACTTACTTTCTTAAAGAGATCCTCATTGAACTTGTAAGTATGAAGATTGGATGTATCAAGAACACCTGTGCGTGCAGTTGATGCACGAGCATATGAATCTGCTGCTTTCTTACACTCAAACTCTTTTACAAGATAGTTGACTTCTTTCTGCGCTGAGCGTTTGAACTCAACAAACTCTTTGTCGGGAGAATCAAAGACATAACTCACTTCATCATACTTGTCGAAGAAGTCAGATGCATATTCATGAATCTCTTTGTTGTACGCGATAACTTTGCTGATATCAACTTTAGGAATCTCTACATAGACATTTTCACTACTATATTCACGAACAAGATCCTGAATACTTTCTTCCAGAGCATCAGCAGTTTGAACCTCAAGATCAACATCTGAAACTCCACCATCATCACCGTCTGACATCTGAGTTTCAGACTCTTTCTGCTCAGATTCACCTTGCTCAGTTTCATCCACATCTCCCTCCACATTCCCATCATTTTGAGGAACTTCAGGTTGAGTCTTAGGTTTCTCAAGTTGTTGCTTACAATACTTATAAAGCGCCTCAGCTGCAGCGAGAGTGTCCTCAAAGGTCTCGCAATCATCAATCATTTTGATGATGTCGCTCTCCTCTGCAGTGAAAGACAGGTCTAGAAAATTACCGACCTTAAAGTAAAGATTTGCACGGTCAGCAAGATTAAAAGTAGTAATATCGCTATCAGATATAGCGAAGAAGTCTTCATCGTTGAGTTCTTTGTATCCACGATAAAAAGTCTTAGATAGTCCAGCATACTTACGCTTCATCAACTTTTCAATACGTGCATCCTCCACAACGTTCACAAACTGAGGTGGAATCTTCTTATACTTGGTCCAGTTCTCATCAGGGGTATAGAGGGCATGACCTACCTCGTGCCCGACCAAGAGATCATACACAGTGCTGCTAGCACGCTCCCACTGAGGGAGAACCAACACACGGGTCTGAACATTAAAGGATGCTGTCTCTACCTTACGGTGCTCAACGATCAGGTCTTCAGTTGCAAGGAGTTTAGCCAGTTGGGATTTGATTTCGTGACGGACTGCCATTGGTTCCTTTCGTATGTCCCTATAATACTAAACCCCCCGCCGAAGCGAGGGGCACTTAGTGACAGTTCTCCTATTGTCTGGTTTGCTGAATTAGTTTAGAACTTCCCTACAAATACGTTTACAGACGTGTTGCTTATCATCACACTCGATTAGGCAGTTGTAATAGTCATTTAAAGCGTCACTTTGACCGTTGACTTCTGCGATTGTGGTTTCCAAATGTTGTACGCTTTGTTTCCAACCGGCTAACTGATTGTGCGAGATGATGTTGTGCATGATGCTCTCCAGTTACAAAAAATATAACAAAGAAGGTTTAGTTCATTGTTATCTCCAATTCTGTTATTATTTAGTCAGCGTATGCTAACTTCATTAAGATTTTCTAAAGTTTACATAATCCGGGAGAATCCTTTAACTTTTTCAAACTTGGTAACATGGAGGAACTTATCGTATAAAGATTCCTTATGAGAGATAATAAAGATATTAGCATCTTTAATCACAAAGCGAATGATCTTCATAAACTCTTCGGTGCCAAATCCATCCAGTGAACTATCAAACACCTCATCCATAATCAACAGATTAGTGTTGACAGAGTTCTTCATCCTTGCTACCTCTCTCCAGGTAAACAAGAGTGCTAGATCGATTCTCATCTTCTCTCCCTCGCTGAAAGAAGAATAAGAGAAGTTCTCGTGGATTGGGGACTGGACGGTTTCGCTGAACTCTTCATCAAGAGTAAAGTTAATATAAAAGTCCATCATCTGCAGATAACGATTGACCTGCTGGTTGATGAGCGGCAAATACTTCTTGATGATTTTAGATTTCACTCCACCGTCTTTAAGTAAACTATACGAAAAATCGTAATAGTTGATCGTGTCCTTCTTAGATACGAGTTCGTCGTAGGTGGTTTTTAGATTTTTCTTGAAGGTCTCTAACTTTTCATGTTCAGTATTTCTGTTTGCAAGTTGATCGGTAAGCTTTTGAATTTCCGATTCCAGACTTCTGATTTGTCGCTGACATCCAGAAATCCGAGCATTGTTTTGAGAAATGTCATTATTGAGTTTTGAGATCTCCCCTGATAGAGTGGTGAATTGACGCTCTCGCTCTTCTTCCTCTTTAATTGCCTCTTCCAGTTCTTTATAACCGGATTGCAACTCCTTTGCTTTAGTTTGAGCGTCGTTAATTCTATTTATTCTGAAGGTCTCTTCAATCGCTTGATCGCAGGTAGGACAAACCGTATTCTCTGTGAAAAATTTATGCTCCTTCGTAATCGTCGATACTTTATTAGAGATCTTACCTTTGAGATTGCCAAGTTTACGAAGTTTCTCAGTTGCTCCAGTGTAGGAGTTCAATACTTTATTAAGATCATCAAGTTCCTCTACGATCTTAATATTTTCATGCATAAATTTATTTTCTTCATCCAAAAGACCCATGATCTTTCCTTCTTTACATTTAATATCTTCAGAGGCACGGTTCTCCAACTCTTCGATAAAGTTCTTCTGCATCTGAACTTTATCATTCAAACTTTCTTTTTTCAGTTGTAGAACTTTGATCTCATCTTTAGTCTGACGAATCTTTTCTTTGATGATTCCACTCATAGAAGAGAAAATCTTAATATCAAGAAGATCTTCAATCACCTCACGTCGGTTAGATGCAGACAGTTGCATGAAGGGAACAAAAGTGCTGCTACCCAGAATCACAATCTGAGTGAACGACTTGTAGTTCATCTTCAGAACATTTTGCTCCAACCACTTCTGCTGATCTAGTGCTGCAGCCGATTGATCCAACAAAGTCCCATTGCGCCAAATCTCAAATACATTTGGTTTAATGCCACGAACAATCTTCCAGTTTATGCTACCAATAGACAGTTCAACCTCAACCAGACACTCCTTCTCATTGACAGAGTTGACCAGAAGAGGTTTGTTGATTTTACGGAATGGTTTACCAAACAAAGAAAAGGTCAACGCATCAAGAACAGTTGACTTTCCAGATCCATTGTTTCCAATGATCAGAGTTGTTTGATTTTCATTGAAACACATCTCAGTAAACTGATTACCAGTGCTGAGAAAGTTTTTCCAACGGATCCGTTCAAATAAAATCATGTTTTGTATTGGGCGGGATTACAATGTCATTTGGTGTGATGATCGTGTATGCGTAGTCGTGAAACTCGCAGGTCTTGATCATGACTTCATCTTCTACTTCAATCACATGCATTTCAGGACTTCCTTCGTCCTCCAGCATCATAGCATATCTCATGGCATCGTCTTCACCCTCAAACAAGTAAAGAATGTCTTCACCATCGCCGTCAGTTACAGAGTATGCACCTTCCTTTTCTTTGCCATGGACAGTGATTATATACATTAAACTAACTCACATGCTTCTTGATATACTTCCCCAATCAAGATCTCTATTCTGTTCTTGTCTAAATCAACTTCAGATTCTTTGATATATTTGTTAAGAATGGAAAGTGTATCTTCTGTCTCTATATCATCACCAGCACTTTCATACCAACCAGAGAAGTCAAAGTTTTCAACAATCTTCATATCTGCAACATTAGCAGAGTAGAGTTTGTCCACAAACTTTTCAAACTTCTTAGTATCAGTTTTCTTTCTGACCACCAGTTTGACTAGTTTATCCTCATATTCTCTAGTATCAAATGTTTGATGGTTGGTATCCTCATAGAAGATCGTATAGAACATTCTATAAGGATTATCGATTGGTGTAGTCTCTAATGTTTCAGTATCAAAGATATGGAATCCTCTTGTGTCATTGGCATCATTCCAATACATCTCATATGGATTGCCTAGGTAGAAGATTCGTCCGTCGTCTGATCGAGTGTGATAGTGACCGCTGAAGACTTTGGTGAACGTCTTAAATAGTTCGCCCGAAAGACCTTTATCCATGAAGTGTCCACGATGAGCTGGATATCCGCTGAGCTCAAGGTGCCCCATCGCACATACGCTAGTAGTATCTTCGATAGATTTGAAAGTATTCTCTTGGTTTTCTGCATTGATCCACGGAATGAATAGAACTTTTAACTTGTCTAGATATGCTTCCGTCGCTTCGCTGTAAACAATAACGTTGTCATATTCACGTAGGAGCAGGTCAACTGCATTGACATCATTAGTGTTTTTATAGTAAGCAGTGTGATTACCAACAATGGTATGAACAATCACACCCATGTCACGGAGACGATCATAATAGTTTGTCTTTGCCCATGTCAGTGCAGCAAAGTCAATACCTTTACGACTATCAAACGTATCACCCATATCTACAACTGTAGTAATACCATGTTCCTCCAGGTAAGGGAAGAAGACATCATTATAAAACTTCAGAAAGTAGTCGTGAAACAGTTTGGAGTTCTTGCGAGCACCGAAATGTTGATCAGAAATAATTGCTATCTTCATTTCCCACCTTTTTTGCGGTTTTCTTCCATAGTCAAAATTTGTAAGTTATCAGGATGGTGAAGTCCACCTTTACAGATGGGAACAATGTGGTCTACTTCGTGAGGAATACCAGTGCTCGCAGTCAGTTTAGCACATTCCTGATATAAGTTCAAGATATGCCCAACTTCTTCTTGCGTTAAATCAGGAGTTTGATTTTTCTGTTTTGCTCTTCTTGTCGCCGCAGATTTTGCTCCTGCAGCCTTTCCGTTTTGAGTTTGTCTATACTTCTTATTAATTTCCCGAATATCCTCCCTTCTACGCTCCCTATTTGCCGCCCATTTTTCTTTTGTCATATAACCCTCACAGGAACCTGCAAGTAGTTTTTCAACACCTCTTTTATGATTGCAAGGGAAACATCCATAACTACTAACATACTTTTCATAACTACCACAGTGTTTACAT